CAGTTCGATCGCTAACTCGTATTCTTAACTCGTAGATAAGCATTCAGTTAACGTGAATTTTGGCGTCTTTCAGACCAAAGGGTAGGGTTTATCTCCCCATTCCATGGCCACCCATAATATCGGTTTATACTCTCGATAAGGAGTAAAATATCGGTTTACACTCTCGATAAAGAGCCATACATTATAAAATGTAATTTAATATTGTGAAGCATTTACAGCAGGATTAACACTGCCAATAAATTTCCAAAAACCACGCATAACTGCATTGGTTGGTGAAACAGTAAAACCTCCTTTCAAGGCAGATCCTTGTCCGTAGGCTCCGGCTTCAGTTTCAAAAAACTGCGTAACAGTAGTCGCTGAAACAACAGCGTAAACTACTGTACCATCTTTAAGAGTAAACGTTTCAGTGGTATTATCACCCACGTTATACATAAACATGTTGGCTGCAGTATTAGCACCTAAAGTGCTACTGGTCACATCTATAATCAATTTATAAATGTCACCAATAGCAGTAACAGGCGCAACAATAGTGGTACCTCCGACACCTGAAGTGCCGGTTTGGTCAGCTTTAGAAATGGTAGTTCCAGCAGTTACATTCTGGGTCCAAATCAAACTAACCTCATTCCATTGAGCTTTAGAGACGGGTAAAAACCCCGCTCTAGGATTGACAGACAATTCCTTAAACTCAATTTCATAGTCGAAAATCACATATCCAGGACTCTCAGTACTTGAGGTCTTGGAAAACAAATGTATATCACCGTGCGCATACACAGACGTGGGAATAGAAACACCATAATCTGTGCTCTTAAACCCACCGGTGGGCGTTACTAAAACTGTATGATTGGTCCACTGTGGTCCAATAACGGTTTGAGAATCGCTCAACACAAACGGCAAGAATGAATTATTAGTCCACTCGCACATTTGGGATTCACTATTTTTCTGATAATAAAAAACAACATCACCAGTAGTAGTGGTGGAAGAAGATGTAATGTAATGAAATGCACAACGTAAAAATTTAAATTTATTATACATTTGGCAAAAATTACGCAATATCGTAGAAGGCATACACGACGGTGTTAAAGGCATACCGCCCGTTAACATCCACCCAGTTGCAGTGCCAGTCGCAATAGGAGTAAATCCAAAATCGCGACCGACCACTTTAGCCCCAGTTGCGGTATGTAATACCTGCGATTGAAACCCAGTCATACTGTTGCCAATTGCAACAGGAGCTGTAGTAATAGTACTAACAGCACCAAATGAAGGGTTATTAGGCCGTGCAACAGACGCACGTGACGTTTTAGCAACGCCTGCACGCGCTTTTGTCGATTTCTTCGACATTTTACTTTTACCGTTAGCCATTTAACTAACGTAAATACGATTTTTCTTTCGTTTCTTTTTCCCACCAAAAGGATTATATCTAACATGAAAACGTGTAGATGCCCAAGGAAACTGTTGTGAGCCCATTGATCCCATGTCTTGTACATGACTCAATGAATCTTGCTTCATCAGCTTTAACTCAGGTCGAGTTTCGATTGGTTTCCTAGGAGTGTCTAGTCCAGACTCATGAATTTCTTTATAAGCCTCTCTTGCCACACTACCGTAAGCCTTACTAGATGCGTAAGGATCATACGTGGAATTAACATCAACGTTTTTTGGAAGGGGATTCCCGCCATAGCCCTTAGCTTGGAGAATAGGCAATTCCCTATTCTCTTTAGCACGTTGCTCAGCAGGAGTTTCCACTCCAAACATTTTATTCAATGGCCTAGTAATAAAATTACTAGCCACCAATACAGAATATAAAGGCGACCTGATATCACCTGTTAATAAACTGTCCTTTATAAACTTCCAATCCGCAGCAGCTAAATCACCGTCTCCAGTTCTATTAGCTCTAGCGTAAGCTGTATCGTGAGTCTGAGCTACACGATCTAAAGCGTCAATAGGAACGGCTTTTCCGTTTTCTACTGACTCCTGAAACTTACCGTCTGAATACCCAGGTCCAATATAATTGGAGAAAGGGTCGTAAAACGGAATTTTGAAAGATATTTCCCTCCTAACCTACCACATGAAAATAAAATATGCAACATTTAACGTCCGTCGACGGCTATAAAGACTCAACACCATAAACCCTCAATTTAAGTAATTCCCTAGGCACCAAGTTCGTCAGGGGAAATTGTTCAGGGTAATCCTTATGAAAATCCCTATACATCCTTAAAAAGAAGTTGAATCTATCATCAAAACAATAGTTCGTCATATGGCTAATGAGAGCACCTTGCAAGTCTTCTAGCTTGGTAACACTTAGCTTGTAAACGTGTTTGGTAAACCTAACAGGCGTAAAACGCACATAACCCTGATAGCTAGTGAATTTATTACTGAAGAATTCCGCTCCCTCCATACCTGATAAAATTTTATAATCCTCCACAACAACACCTAACGATCCCATGGTCGCTAAGTATTGATTGAGGTATTTTTCCTCAAAATCATCGGGGACGTTTTGACCTACGTCATCACCGCCCCCCATCATCCTCCATTCACGCTTCGTCATTTCCGACGCTAGTCCCATCCTAATCATCACTAGATAATGTAAAATAGGCTGTAGCAAGGAATTAACGAAAATGGTGAGAACCCATCCACTTTTCATTATGCCGTCATGATGAGCCTTAACGGTAACACCGTTACTGCATTGGTACTGACAATTAACAAATACCTCCTTAATAGCATCGCGTACATCCTCCCTGTACTCAAGGGCTTTTCCCTTGGTCCAGTTAGGATGATCAACTATAAGGTCATCTATGACAGCCATAACTACATATACCATCCAAGGCAACACATTAAAATCCCAATTTTTCTTGTCGCTCTCGAAAACTTTATATCCATCTAAATGTCGCCACAAGTGCGAGGCATGTCCTGGCACCAGCGGTGAAAAAGCATATTTAATAGGGCTCTGTTTCCAGGCCTCAATAGCTTTGTCATTTAAATTTCTAAAAAGAGCACTATGTTTAATGGTTTTGTGAAGGGGAAAACCAGTAATTATACGGTACAAACCACTAAGAATTTTTGATTTCTTATGAGGCTCCCCTTTAAGGAAGCATCTAAGTATCAAAGGAGCATTCCACAATCTCAAGACAAGCTCGGCCATAGCTCTAACGCTGATAGAGTCCAACACCATCTGTATGGTTGTCGTACCCTGTTCAACATAGGGTCTGCCTGGGCTTTTCTGTTTCTTGATAAGCGGACTCTCAATCAATCTTTCCAAATACTGCAAACTTTTGTATTCCTCATCAGGAACATACCTATTATGCTGTAACTCTGTTGACAAAACGACTCTTAGCTTTTCTAATTCTCGAGTTGTCGGTTCCACTATATCAGAAGCACACCTTTCTGCATGCAAACTGATATGTGAAACGAGAGATTGATATTCTTTCTCCTTAGTATTCTCAAATACATCAAAAGTTTCAGGAGCATAGCCCATCCTTATGAGTCTAGCTTCATTCAATTTTATGTAATCGAGCACTTCAGGAGTCGTGGCTGGAAACTTATTTTGGTGAATGGGTTTCCCCATAGTGGCAACATAGGGCTTGACTGGAACATTGTCTTCCCATTGCTCACCTTCACGATCGAACATCTGGCGCTTCGTTAAATCACCAGTTTCAAAATCATCGTAATCGTCATCATCATAGTCAGCCCAGGCTTGCCCTTTTAGCAAGGCCCCCGAACCAAACTGTGACACATGACGCAATTCACCTAAATTCGTAACCACATATTCATCAGTATCATACCTGAACCGATCCAGATCGTCTTCCTTATGAAGATCCACCGAATTTGATGGTGTATAAAAACCTTTTGATTCAGGGACTAATCTCAATATTAATTCCTGCCTCAAGAGGACATTATGATCAGGCATACCTGAAATATGCATACCTATTACACTGGTTCCGCAAAAAATAGGAGATCCCGAAAAACCCTTACGGGTAGAAGCGTTATGGAATAGTTCCATGTGGTCATCAGACTTCATGGTAACCCCAGTGCTACAAACAAACTTTTCCAGCTCAAAACCTACAGCCGTGATAGTCTGATTGTAAGCACTAGCTAGTCTCACATTAACACTCTGGATCCCTAATTTAGACCAGAATTTATTGTCAACTTCGCACATAAATACATCTCTGTTTAATGTGCCAAAGCTGTTGTTATCAGCCGAAAAAAACCAATTATCAATGACCTGGGCTTTTCCCATGTCAATGACAACTGAATTATCACGTTTGATTTTTAGAGGAGCTAACCTCACATCAACGATACAATTAGACACCTTGTTCGCCAGGTGTCTAGCAGTAATGAAATACGCCTCATATCGCCAAAAACAACCAACCTGCTTGAAGACATTACCGTCTCTTAACAAAATTGCACCAATTCCGGCTTTGAAAGCAGCTGAGTTGATACTACTACCAACCATCGCCATTTCCAATTGCGGAGTAAGCGGCTCGTCAATGACTGGGATCTCCCTTTTAGAAACCCCGTCAGTGACCACCGCATACTTCTTACCTCCTTTATTCACTATTGCCGACACTCTTAGGTGCATAAGACCCTCATCACGCACAGTTGAAAGCTTTTCTTTAAAAAGTTCTTCCACCACACGCGATATAGAGTAGTACAATAACCCACCAACAAGTATAGTAAACACAGGTTGGGGCGTTAATATCAGCAAATCACACAGTAAAGCAAAAATCAATTTAAAGATTTGCCATAGCAACTCTGATAGCGCTATAACTACTTCCTTAAAGGTATCTAGCCAGGAAGCAAAATCTTCACCTACAGCGAATGCCGACGCACCGTCGACAACTGGTACACGAGCCAAAAGATAAACTTTAATAAACCAAGGGAATAACACCCGCATTTGTAACAAACTAACTGTTTGCACTTGCAGATTTAAAACCCTCGTTGCCAGAGCTGTTGGACCCCCAAAACCCATGTCTGCTAGCCTTGCTGCAGTATCGAGTCTAAGGAATTTAGCAAATTCTCTGTCAAAATTAACTGGTCTATAAGTAGTCCACCACGAACCACCCGCTCTCTTTTGGGCGGCGTCATCAAATGGCCTAGTAGTGCCTCTCAAGTTGTATGACACAGCTTGAGCTCCCCTATAGATTTCTCTATAATGTAGGTCACTAACTGCACAACTATAAAAGGTCGCTAACTTGGCATTCAATTTACACCAACTACTCTGGTTAAGAGTAGCATACATGCTACGATGCCAATGAGTCCTTCTACCATCCATTATCCGTCTTGACCCTCGGTGATCAGTGTCGGACACAGCTGGTACAAGGAAATAACTCTTCAACTCGTAACATCTCATGCACAAACAGTCG